ATCGAGAGGTCTTTTTGGTTGTTGGTAAAAAGAATGGCAAAAGTTTAATTGCATCCGGTATTGGGTTGTATTTGCAAGTAGCGGATAATGAACCCGGAGCTGAGGTGTATGCAGTTGCTAACACGCGCGAACAAGCCAAAATAATTTGGACAGAAGCAAAAAGAATGGTGCGTAAATCACCAACTTTAAGAAAGCGTATCAAAGGATTGGTGGGTGAATTAAAGAGTGATTTCAATGATGGTACATTCAAACCATTAGCCAGTGATTCGGATAACCTTGATGGTTTAAATGTTCATGGTGGGCTTATGGATGAAATACATCAATGGAAAAATGGGAAACCACTATTTGATATTGTTGCGGACGGAACGTCAGCACGTGAGCAACCATTTATATTCATTACTTCAACAGCAGGTGTCATCCGGGAAGATATTTATGATGAGAAATATGCGCAAGCCGAAAAGGTCATTCTTGGTTATAAAGATGGCGTTATGGTAAATGAACGATTTCTTGCATTTATCTATGAGATTGATAAACGATCCGAATGGACAGATGAAAAATGTTGGAAGAAAGCTAACCCCGGTCTTGGAACGATAAAAAATTTAGTCACGTTACAAGAAAAAGTTGAACAAGCTAAACTAAATCCGGCATTGGTTAAAAATTTAGTTTGTAAAGAATTTAATATTCGTGAAACATCTAGCCAAGCATGGTTGGGGTTTGACACACTCAATAACACAGCGACATATGACATCGCCACGATGCCTATGCGTTATGCGATTGGTGGATTGGACTTGTCTGAAACAACTGACTTAACATGTGGAACATTCTTGTTTAGATTGCCAAACGATCCGATGTTATATGTGCATCAAATGTATTGGCTACCGGCTGACAAGCTTGAGGATAGAATAAAGTTCGATCAAATACCCTATGACAAGTGGTATGAACAAGGGTTATTGCGGTTAAGTGAGGGGAACAAGATTAACTACAAAGAAGTTGTGGCGTGGTTCGTTGAAGTTCAAGAAAAATATGGGTTGTACGTTTATAAGATTGGTTATGACTCATGGAACTCACAGTATATCATTGATGAACTAAAAGCAAACTTTGGCGAAAATTCCGTTGAGCCTGTAATTCAAGGCAAAAAGACAATGTCAAGCCCAATGAAAAACATAGAAGCGGACTTGGAAGCGAAACGAATCAACTATAACAACAATCCTATTTTAAAATGGTGTTTAAGTAATTCGGCGATTGATGTAGATAAAAACGATAATATCAGTTTGATTAAAACAAGTAACCCAAAGCGACGAATAGATGGCACAGCCAGTTTAATCGACGCTTTTGTTGTTTACGAGAGAAACTATGAAGATTATATCAATATGATTTAGAAAGGGTGATGAAATGGCACTTCGAGATTTGTTTAAAGGTAGAGAAACACGCATGTTACAAAGCGAATTGATGAGAATGGTGGTTGGCTATGCTCCGTCATTTACAACCTATTCGGGTGGCGTATATGAAATGGATCTAACAGTCAGCGCCATTCATACTTTCGCAAAGTGGTGTTCAAAGGCTAATCCTAAAATAAATGGAACGAGTTATAAGAATGTTGAGAAGTTATTTCGAGTAAGAATGAACGACGTTATGACGACTAGTCAATTCTTATATCGAACAGCAACGATTTACAAATGTGAGAACAATGTTTTCATCATTCCAATTTATGATCAGTATCGCTATATCAGTGGATGGTACCCGATATCTACGATAGGTAGTAAAGTTTCGATGATTAATGGTGTTTCAATGTTGAAATATCATCTTGATTCAAAAGAATACGCTATTCCATATCAAGAAGTTATTCATTTGAAATCACATCACTATAAGAGTGAGTTGTTTGGTGATAGCAATATGTCTTTGTACCCAACAATGGAACTCATTAACACACAGAACCAAGGCATAATCAATGGCATAAAGTCATCCGGTTTTATTCGTTATATCGCCAAGATAGCAAACAATATCAAGCCCGAAGATTTAGTTAGAGAACGTGATCGTTTTGCTAAAGACAACCTAACAATTGAGAATCAGTCGGGTATGTTGATTTATGACAATAAGATATCCGAGCTAAAACAGGTTGAAGCAAAGCAGTTCATTGTTGATGATAAGCAATCAAGCCATATTCGAATGAATGTTTATAACTATTTCAGTACGAACGATGATATTTTGCAATCAAAGGGCGATGAATCAATTAATAGTGCATATTATGAAAGTGAAATTGAACCGTTTTTAATCCAATTATCGCAAGGTATGACTCAAAAAATGTTTACTGAGCGAGAAATTAGCTTTGAAAATCAAATTATATGGGCTAGTTCACGCTTACAGTTTGCAAATTGGCAAACACGCTTACAAGTGGCGACACAATCCGGTGATAGAGGTATGATGACACGCAACGAACAAAGAGAAATGCTTAACCTACCTCCGGTTGAGGGTGGCGATGTGTTCTATATCCGTCGTGAGTATGTAGATGTTGAAAAACTAGATACAGACATCATTGTTGATAAAAAGGAAACGGGAAAAGAAGAGGTAAAAAATGATTAGCGACAGCAGACGATACAGAAGTTTTGAGTTTGAACAAAAAGATGAAATGCTCATCGAGGGTAAGGCAGTTGCTTTTGAAACACCGACCCAAATGTTCGAGATTGACGGGCTTGTGTTTAGTGAAGTCATTGACGCACGAGCGTTGGACAAAACCAAGATGGACGATGTCGTGTTGAACATCAACCACGTTGGCAAAGCAGCAGCCAAGACTAAAAACAACACACTTGAATTACTAAAGACCGATGAGGGTCTTTTTGTTAGGGCAGATTTATCAAAGAACGCCACAGGACGGGAACTTTACGAAGACATCCAAAATGGGTTCTACGACAAAATGTCATTCGCATTCACAGTGCGAAAAGATGCGTACGACAAGCAGACACGAACTCGTCGCATCCTAGAAATTGATCAGTTGTTTGACGTGAGCGCAGTCGATAGACCTGCTTACGAACAAACTAATATATCAGCACGTTCATTCTTTGAGGCGGAGGCGGAAAAAGAGCGCATGGAGTTGCGAGAACTAGAGTTGAGAAAAAAGAAACTGATGTTATTGCTCGAATTGAGCGGAAAGGAATCTCGATGAATCTCAAAGAAATTGAAACACGAGAAATTGAGATCCGCGAAAAACTTCAAGGCGATGTGTCCTTGGATGATTTAAACGATCTCGAAAAAGAAGTAGAAAACTTAAAACAAGAGCGCAAGGCGATTGAGGAAACACTCGAAAAACGCCAAGCCTTGATTGATGCCACATTACGTGGCGAGGGGACACCCTTAGAAATGCCAAAGGAAACACGCAAAATGGAAATTGAAAAATTGAATGATGTTCGTTCAGAAGAGTATCGCAGTGCATACTTAGCAGTCTTGCAAGACAAGGCAACTGCTGAACAACGTACCGCAGTCAGTGCAGCAGCAGTCATCCCAACGATTACGTTGAACAAGATTTACGAAAAATTGGAACAAGCGTCGATTTTGTTCCCTTATATCAGCAAATCATATCTTAAAGGTAATGTTTCAATCCCTGTCGAAAACGCTAAGAACGATGCGGCTTGGGTTGCAATGGGTACCGCAGCGACTGACAGCGCAGATAGCTTTGCAGCAGTTTCGTTGTCCGCTTACAAATTGATTAAGACAGTTGAAATGACTGCCGACAACTTGAATAGCTCAGTCGATGCATTCGAATCGTTTATCGTTGACCCATTGGTTAAGAAAATGGCTCGTGCAGTTGATGCAGCGATTTGTACCGGCGATGGTTCATCCAAAGCAACAGGCTTATTGGCATCCGGCGTTATCACTAACACAGGCACTTACACCAAATTGGGTATGACTTTCGCAGACTTAGTCACCATCATCGGCGACTTGGGTGCAGAATATCGCAAGAATGCAAAATTCGTTATGCCATCAGCAGTCTTTTTCAGTGATGTCGTACCAGCTTTGGCATCCAAAGGTATTGGCGTAGATGTTCAACTCGGTTTGAAATACCAAATCTTAGGTCACGAAGTTATCCTTGATGACAACATGAGCGCAGATTCAATCGTATTTGGCGATTTGTCCTACTACCACTGGAACTTCGCTCAAGACGTTGAAATCGCTCGTGACAACTCCGTCGGTTTCCGTACGGGTTCGGCAGTGTATCGTGCAATGGCTTTGGCGGACGGAAAAGTCGTCAATGCAGCAGCATTCAATCATTACACTCGCGCAGCATCTTAATTTAATTAGGGGAGGTTTAACGACCTCCCTTTCCTTTGAAAGGAGTACCTATGGCATTACTTGATGATGTTAAAAAGACGTT